TCCCAGAGGTCGTGGTGGTGATAGTCGGCCAGGACGTTCATGCCCACAGCCCGTCCAGTCCGAGGAACGAGCGCCAGTCGGCCATCACGCCGTCGAGGCCGAACAGCCCGACGGCCTTGGCGCGCTGTGCCGCGCTGATATCGGCGGCTGCGTCCTTATCGCCAAGCAGGCCCTCGAGCGCCCTGTGGGCGTCCTGTGGGCTGTCGTGGGCGATCAGGGCGAGCGGCTCGAACAGCGCCGACGGGTAGAACGCCGCCGGACCGATCGACACGACGGGCGTGCCCGTCATCATCGCCTCGATTAGCCCGAGGGTGTAGGACGCGGGCCGGGTGCCGGTGTAGAGGTAGGCGCGCATATCGCGCAGGTACTTCCGCATCGCCTCATAGTCGAGCGCACCGGCGCCACCGCGGAGCTCCTCGCTGCCAGGCCCGGCCGGCCAGGCGTAGAGCCCGCGCGTGGCCTCGTCCCAGAACTGGTAGCCGCAGGCGTCGCCGCGCTGCTTCATGTTCTGCGTGATGTTGCCAACGGCGGCCGTCTCGCCGGTCCAGCCGTACCACTCGTCCGGGTCCTTGCCGAAGCGGATCAGCGCATCCTCGCCCGCGAATGACCCGAGCTGGGTGAACGCATCGCGCTCGCGCGGGCTGTAGCGGACGACCTGGAGGCCACGACGGACGAATATCGCCATCGCCTGCTCGAGCCGCGGGTCGCTCTGGCCGCAGGTGCGCCAGATGACGCGCTTGCCGGCGAGGGCGTCCCAGTTGCCGCCGATCCATTGCTCGGGGAAGTGATGGACGATGACGGTGTCGGCCCAGTCGATGACGGCGGGCGCGAGCCGGGCCTTGGCCCAGTCGATCTCCGGGCCGGGCTCGCCGTACTTGCGCTCCATGCGGGCGCGCTGGTCCTCGGTCGCAGCGACGAGCTCCCGGTAGTGCGGCGCGTCGGGGATCGGCGGTCGCTTGTCGTCGCCAGGGTGTAGCGGGTCGCTGTAGGCGCCGATCGAGAACGTCGGCACGCCCATCCGCGTGAACATGTCTAGATCGTCGTGCTCGGCGATCGAGTGGCTGGTGAGCAGCAGCACATTCACCGCTCGACTCCGCACCGCTGGCAGATGACCCGCCCGGGCCGTGTCACCCATAGATGCACGCAGGCGGTCATCGGAGCACCGCCCCGAACAGTCCAACGCTGCCCTCGCTCCATTGAGTGACGACGTGTGTCGGCGACAGGATCGCCTCCAGGTCCGCGAAGGTCAGCGCGTCGTGATACTCGCCCACGATGCGGTCGACGCGGCCGATGGCCTTGGACCGGAGGAACTGCCACTCGCAGCCCTCGCAGTCGATCTTGAGCAGCTCGACGCGGTCGATCTCGTACTTGGTCAGGAGCTTCGCGAGCGAGATGCCCTGCACCTTGACCGACTCCGACGTGATGATGGGACCGTCCGGCATCTGCTGGAAGATGTTGGCGACGTAGCGGCACTGGTCGAGGTAGTTGCGGTCGACGCCCGCGCTGCCGTCCTGCGGGATGACCGAGGTGTAGCGGTAGGTGATCTCGACCGTCTTGTGCCGGGTGTCGGTCGCCGCCGACGGCTCGACAAACACGCGGTCGCCGATCTTGGCGAGCTCGAGGTTGGTGAGGATCGACTCCACGTTCTCGGGCAACGGCTCGACGGCGACGACGCGCGCCTCCGGGTTGTCGAGCGCGATGGCGATGCCGACCGTGCCGACGTGCGCCCCGATGTCCAGCACCCACCCGGTGATCGGGTAGAGCGACTTGAGGTGGTACTCGTCGTCGCCGAGGATCGCCGCCATCACGGCGCCGTCGTTGGTGCCGAACCGCTGCGATGCGAGGAAGTCGATGCCGCCGGGCGTCCGGCGCGTCATCAGCTCGTAGGGTTCCACGGGTGTGAGCCCTCCTGTGGCTGTGGGTGCCAGGGCGCGGTCGGCGCTCACCTTCCGCCCGCGCCCTTGGCATGGAGTGTGGCCGCTAACGGCGGCCAGTCGGCTCGGCATTAGCCCCGGAGGGAGATCGGGGCGTGGACGAGCGTAGACATACGGGGTGAGCCCGTACTAGAGGCCGGTGACCTCCTGCACCTTGCCGGTGCGGATGTACGGCTCGGCGTTGAACGCGAACTCCTCCTCAGCACGGAAGCCCGTGATGTTCTGGTCGAAACGGTTGCCCGCCTCGCTCGAGACATCGATGCGGAACTCCTGGCCGGTGAACATCTCGACGTCCGAGCGCTCGATGATGAGCGCCGTGCCCGCCTGGGCGGTGGGCCAGTTGGCGTCGCGGCGAACCGGGACGCCCCAGACGGACGAAATGGGCGGGTTGGCAGCGGCGCCGCCAGCCGGGTCGATGGCCCAGCCACCGGCATAGGACGAGCCGAGGCCCTCGGAGGCGAGCTCCCAATAGTCGGTCGGCGCCATCATGATGACCAGGTTGTCAGCCGAGACGCCGCGCGCCTCGAGAGCCGCGATGCCGCGACCGAGTGTCGCTGCGCGTGGCTCGGAGCTGAGTGCGGTCTTGAACGCGGCGACGTTGCCATAGGCCGCGATCGCCGTGAAGAAGCCGAGCGGCTGCGAGCTGCCCGTGCCGGCGGTGATGTACGTGGCCTCGGTGATGCCGATGGCCTTGGCGAGCCGTCGGCGTGCGCTGGCCTCGGCCGCCCCGTTGGACTGGCGAAGGAGCTGGTTTCCGACGTCGGCGATCTGCGCGATGGTGTACAACGTCGCCGTCGCGCGGGCGAACGAGTAGTCGCGGATGTCCTTGTTCGAGCCATAGGCGCCCTGCGGCAGCGCCGCAGTGATGGAGGTCGCCTCGTAGGGAATGTCGACGCCTGCGCCGCTGACGCCCGAGACGACGTTGAACACGTCGCGGTACGGGTTGACGGTGGCGATGGCCTCGACCAGTGAGGCGACAAAGTTGTTCGGGATGATCGCCGTGCCAGTTGCGACGGAGGTCCCGAGGACGGCCTTCACGAACTCCTGTGCGTCGGTGTCGCCGGTGCGGCGGTTGACCAGCGCGGACAGGAAGTTGGTCTCGCTGTAGCGGCCGACCGACTTGACCTGAGGCCCGCCCTCGATGCCAGCGAGGATCGCTGCGGTCTTGGTCTTGGCGTTGTCGCGGGTGAACGCCTTGATGCGGTCGTCTAGCGCGTTGAGCTTCGCGTCGACGTCCTGCTGGTGCTTCTGCTCTTGCAGCTCGTCGAGCGCGGCCGACTTGGCGGTGATCTCGGCCTCGATCGCTGTAACGCGGTCGGCCGGGACCTCCTCCTTGTCGCGGAGCTCGGTCGCGAGGTCCTTGATGGACTCCGTGAGCGCCTCCATTTTCGCGGTGATGTCCGGCATGTGGATCTTTCCTCCGTCCGCGGTGAGCAGCGGAGACTAGATGTTCCTGAGTAGTTCCTCGAGGTCGTCGAGGGCCGACGCGAGCCCTGCAATCGCCGCAGCATCGCCACCGTCCGGCAGGTCGCCCGAAGGCTCGCCACCGATCGAAAGGTCAGTCCGTAGGTCATCGGTGCTTGCGTCCAGGTGCGCGATGAGCGACTTGGTAGCGTCGTCCAGCGCGATCCCGGCAGAGTCGAAGCCCGCGAGCGCCTTGCTGGCGGTGATGCGGGCGTAGGGATTGGCGGGTGTGGGCGTGAGCGTCTGCTCGATGTGCGGCCAGACGAGGATCTCGCCCGTCGTGCTGTCCTTGCGGACGAGGTGCGACAGGGCGCCTGACGAGCCGAACATCTTGCCGGCACGCATCAGCGCGTCGACCTGCGCCCAGTAGCGGTGCGAGCGGTTGAGCCAGATGTCGGCCCACCAGCCCTCATCGGTCTTGGTCAGGTCGCCCTCGATGCCGAGGTCGGCATCGCCGAGCGCGGTGTCCTGGCCGTGGTGGAACAGGACCGGCCGCTCCTTGAACCAGCCCGCCTTGACGTCGGTGCGCGGGCTGAAATACTCGCCGTCCAGATCCTTGCCGCCCTTGAGCGGACCTCCGAACGGGATGGCGAGCACCCGCCACTTGACGGAGCCGACCTGCTCGGCCTTGAGGGTATCCACGGCTCAGTCCCTCGTGACGTCGAGGATGAACGTGAGCGAGTCTGCAAGGTAGGTGGCCGCAGCGCGGACGACCGGGACGGCGTAGAGCGTGCCGGTGGGCAGCTTCACGGGCATCGCGACGTTCGACGCGACCGACAGCTTGTTCGAGCCGGCCGAGACGTAGACGCCCGAGCCGAGCACGCCGAGCGCCTGGG